GCTTTCCAGTCGCCCTTGATTAGTTTTTTATTTCTTCAACCACCTCTTCAACAGTAAATTTTTCATTCCAGCCAGCCTTCTTCATAAGTAATTCTGAAATATTTACTATGGTAGATTGGCTTAGTGTTTTTGATACAACTTCAATTGGATTCATTTGGCACCCCAATTTAGTAATCAATTTTTCATCTTTAAATATTTTTCCTGCAGCATAAATTAATTCACTGTCTTTGTCTGTACTATTACTGGATAAAATATCCAGTATTTCCATTCTGTTCAATACTTCTAATTCTAAAACAGCTCCATTCAATTCTTCAACTTTAACTTTTACTGTATCTTTTTTTTCTATTTTTTTGCTGTTTTCCAACAACATTTCTACTGTTATATTTTTCATCCCATACCTACCTTTTCTTATCTTATTGCGTTTTCATATCTAACATCGCTAGGAGTAAATCCGAAAGGAATTTCTTCTTCCACAATTTCTCCTCTTTCAAATTTTGCAAGTTCAATCGAATTTAACCAAACATTATCAATCGACACCCGTTCTTCTTGTCCACGTAAACTATCAGGATCTTTTATAGATGTGACTATTCTACT